CTTGTTGACGCGGCACTGGCAGACGACGCAGCCGCTGTTTTTGAGCCTGCCGCAGCTGAGGCGCTCTGTCCCGCTGCCGTCTCAGAAGACCTGGCGTTCGTCTCGGACGTTTTTGCCGCCTTCGCGGAATTTGCTGCCGCCGTTGCCGAGGAAGCTGCGCTACTGGCGCTCGAGGATGCGTTCGTTTCTGATGATTTTGCCGCCTCTTTTGAAGCCGACGCATCCCGGGCTGAGGTGGCAGCTTCTGACGCTTTCGTGGTCGCGGTGGATGCAGAAGTGGCGGCTGATTGTTGTGACGCTGCAGCATTCGTTTCTGACGTTTTCGCGGCAGCGGCACTGGTAGCTGCCGCGCTTTTTGAGGACTCTGCAGCGGCAGCACTTTTTTCCGCTTCAGTGGCCTTTGTTGATGCCGTTCCTGCGCTGGAAGACGCTGACTGAGCCGACGAAGCGGCCTGTCCGGCTGACGTGCTGGCTGCACGTGCTGAATCTGCAGCATCAGTCGCATGGGTTGCCGCCTCACGGGCAGATGTGCCGGCATCACTGGCTGACTTCTTCGCGGCTGCCGTGTTCTGTGCCACCACGGACGCGTTACGCGCCACCTCTTCCACCATCTGTTCAAAACGGCGCAGTGCCTCCGGACGGGCATCATCCTCCGTCATGGCACCGAGAAAATCATTCAGCGTACCGGGTTGAGAATCTTCATACACGGTGATGGTCCCGGCATGTGACGGCGGGAATCCTTCCACCAACAGAATAACGCTGTACTGCCCGTACTCAACGTCCATGCTGTAACGCCCGGCTTCATCCGGATTTTCTGAGGCCAGCGTGTTCACCACCACCGTGGTGCTGTTACGTTTTGCTTTCAGCTGGATTGTGCAGTTCTGTACCGGTTTTCCTGTGCCGTCTTTCAGTACACCTGAAATCTTTACTGCCATATTCACCCCACAAAAAAGCCCGCCTGAACCGGCGGGCTGTCATAACACTGTGTTACCTGGCTAATCAGAACTTATAGCCGACACCCACGATGAAGCCGTCAGTGCGCCAGTCACCACTGCCGGAACCTTCATAAGCAATATCAATGGCCACGGATTCGGTCGGGTTAAACTGCACGCCAGCCCCCCACGCCAGAGACGTGTTGCTGTGGCGACCGTCATCACTTCCGGTCAGCACGTCGTGCGTTTTCCCCTTGTTGTCAGTTACGCGGAGATAATCCCCGGAGAAAGTCGACACACGGCTGTAAGCCACGCCCGCCATCGCATACGCGCTGAACCATTCATTCACGCGCACAGACGGCCCCGCCATTACGCTGAACCAGCGGTTACGAACGGAATCTTCATGCCAGCGGGTATCGCTGTAACGGGTAAGCTGGCGATTCCTGTCTCCTGCATAGCTGAATGACGTCACCAGCCCCAGCGTGTCCGTAAATTCATAACGGTATTTCACGTTAATGCCCTTCAGGTCATCGCTGCCTGGCATATCAGTATGGGTCTGAAGATACCCGGCGCTTAGTGTGGACTGATGCTCTGCTGCGCTCGCTGGCGTACCAGCGGCAACCAGCCAGACTACTGCGGACAGAATAACAGCACATAATTTACGCATAATTACCTCTCGCTTTTCTGCAATAAAAAAGGCGCCATTTCTGGCGCCCGTATATGGGTTATAAAATTCAGCTGATACTGATGCCTGCGGTGGCTTTCTTCATCACCACAACCAGCAAATCGCTGATACTTGCTGTGGGATACCAGTTATTCACCAGCCATGCTGACACCGAAAACTCCAGCGTCATGTGACCGTGACCGGCAGGCATATCAATAACGCCACTGTAAATCAGCGTATTATCCAGCGCGGTACGGTTATAAATTTCAGCACCGTTTTTCCGCACTATCAGACGGCATGAGGAGTAAATATCAGTATGCTCTCTCTCATGTTTAGCGCCGCTGAATGCCACCGCCGGAATAACAATCTGCCGGTCAAACGGCTGATCGTCATAAACCCTGACGGTAATAGTCCCTGATGGCCACCGTTCCGGTGCACGGGAGTCCCGGGGGAAAGCTTTGCCCACTGTTTTAACGAGATCGCCTTCAATCTGGTTCGCGGACAGTTTTCCCAGAACCCGGCAGTTCTTGTTAATCGTGACGTTGTTGAGCGTCCCGGCGTTCGCATTCACGTTACCGCTGATATCCGCATTTCTCGCCGTCAGTCGCCCGTCCGGTGTCAGGGAAAATGCCGGAGGATTGCCACCACTGGTAATGGTGGGGGCCGTCAGGCGTTTCAGGAACACGTCATTCATGAATATCTGATCACCCTGCGCCACAAACATCGGCGTTTCATTTCCGTTTGCCGGGTCAATAAACGCGATACGGTTAGCGGCAACCAGGAACTGGCTCAGTTTACCTTCCTCCGTGTCCTCCATGCTGAGGCCAATACCCGCGACATAATGTTTGCCGTCTTTGGTCTGCTCAATTTTGACGCCCCACATGGCATTCCATTTATCGTTGGCATCTTTCCACTCTTTCGAAAACTCCTCCAGTTTGCTGGCGTTATCCTCCGTCAACTCGACTTTTTCCAGCAGCTCTTTACCGAGATGGGATTCGGTTATCTGGCCTTTGAAAAAATCCAGGTAACCTTCGGCATCATCGCTCGCCCGACCGACAGCCTCCACAAATGCCGATTTGCCAACGGTGTTCACACTGCGGATGTAAAAATAATAATCATGGCCCGGTTTGATATTGATACTGGCAGCTATCCAGTACAGCGCCGTGCCAAGATAGCGGGCTGTAGTTTCAACCTGCCTGATATCCGCAATCCGCTTTTCCGAGAACCAGAACTCAAACTGTACCGTCGGATCATAAACGGCAAGATGGGGCGTGGCGGTTATCTGAAAATAGCCCGGCGTCAGCTCAATCCGCGACGGCGCTGCCGGTGCGGCAATCCGGAACGATACCGATGCAGGATCGCCCTGCTGCCCCCAGGCATTTGCCGCCCGGACTGTCAGCCTGTAGCTTCCCAGCGCCAGCTGCCTGAAGCGGTATGTGGTTTCCGTCGTCCGGGCCGTGCTGACCAGCCGCTCACTGCCGTCATCCGCTGCCACGGTCAGGCGAAGCATAAAGCTCACACCCTTCACCACCTTCGGCGTATCCCAGCGCGCCAGCACCTGATATTCCCCGCTGTCTGCGGTGACTTCTGCGGTCAGGTGCTGCACCGCTGGCGGCGTGACACCATTCACCGTGCCGCTCTGTTCGCCGTCAAAGTGCGCCCCGTTATCCACGATGGCCTCTTTTTCCGGCACATGCTGCACGGCGGTGATGGCATACGTGCCGTCGTCGTTCTCACGGATACTCACGCAGCGGAACAGTCGCTGGCGCAGCGTCGGCAGCTTCAGCCCCCATACGCTGTATTCAGCAACACCGTCAGGAACACGGCTCACTTTCACCTTCACGCCGTCGGTGACGGACTGAACCTCCACGCTGACCGGATTGCCACTTCCGTCAACCAGGCTTATCAGCGTGGTACCGGAGGATGGCAGCGTGATTTCACGGTCGAGCGTCAGCGTCCGGGTCTGGCTGTTCACCGCCAGCACACGACCACCGGTGCTGATACCGGCATAGTCATCATCACAGATTTCAATAACATCGCCCGGTACATGGCGAAGCCCTTCTGCGCCGACGCTGAAATCCACGGTCTGCGTTTCCAGCAGTTCTGTTTTAATCAGCCACAGCCCGGCGCGGTGTGCCTGCCCCCGACTGGTACAGCCAAAGGCATCCATCTTCGTGACGTTACGACCGTAACGGGCAATGGCCTGCGTGTCCTCCACAAGCTCTGTCGCCGTCTCCCAGCCGTTATCCGGGTCAATCCAGTTCACCTCAACGGCATTATGGCGATCCTTCAGGGCGCTGAAGCTGTAGCGGAACGGCGCGCCATCATCCGGCATCACCACATTACTGCGGTTATAGGTCCATACCTTATCCGATGGCCGGTCCTGCACGAACGTCAGCGTCTGCCCGTTCCATACCGGCATACAGCGCATCGCCGAACAGAAATCGCTGAGCACATCCCACGCCTTGCGCTGTGTGGTCAGCCAGGCATTACAGGTGATGCGCGGCTCCGTGCTGCCAAAGCCGTCCGGCACCGACTGGTCGCAGTAGTGGCCGATAACATACAGCGCCCATTTATCCACATCTGCCGCACCAAGACGTTTCCCCATGCCGTAGCGCGGGTGGGTCAGCATATCCCACAGACACCAGGCCATGTTGTTGCTGTATGCCGGTTTAAACGTTCCGTCCCAGATACCGCTGTATTGCCGCGTCTGCGGGTTATAGTTCGACGGCACCTGCAGAATACGCCCGCGAAGATGATAATTACGGCTCACCTGCTGGCTGCCGAACTGCTCCGAATCCACCTTTACGCCGACCAGTGCCGTGTTCGGGTAGCCCTGTTTCACATCGATGATTTCGGTGTATGACGACCAGAGCGTTTTGTTCTGCAGCTGGTCTGTGGTGCTGTCCGGCGTCATCCTGCGCATCCGGATATTGAACGGGCGCGGAGGCAGGTTATCCACCACCACCGAGGCCAGATACTGCGAGGTGGTTTTGCCCTTAATGGTGATGTCTTTTTCCGTCACCCAGCCACCGTTACGCTGTATCTGAACCAGCAGGCGAACTTCCGACGGATTCCTGTCTCCCTTTGAGGTGGTTTCCACCAGTGCCTGTACACCGAAGGTAAAGCGCAGACGGTCGATGTTTGCCGACGTGATGGTGCGGGTGATCGGCGTGTCATATTTCACTTCCGTACCCAGCACCGTCTCGGAGCCGGAGGATTCAAACCCCTCCGGCGGAGTCTGCTCCTGCTCACCTGCCCGGAACACCACCGTGACACCGGAGATGTTGGTATTCCCCTCACTGTCCAGCACCGGCGTACTGTTCAGCAGCACGCTTTTTAAGCCATCCACCGGACCTTCAATCGGCCCTTCGCTGATGGCATCAATCACACTCAGCAACTGCGTGGACTTCAGGTTGTCCTTCGCTTCGCGCGGGGTATGCCCCTTACTGCTGCCTTTACCCATTCCTCACGCTCCATAAACGACAAAACCGCCCGCAGGCGGTTTCACATAAAACATTTTGCATCAGCGACCAATCACCACAACCTGACCACCATCCCCTTCGTCTGCCGTGCTGATCTCCTGAGAAACCACACGTGACCCCACGCGCATTTCACCGTACAGAACAGGCAGAACATTGCCCTGGGCAACCATGTTATCCAGTGAGGAGAAATAGGTGTTCTGTTTGCCGTTATCTGTACTGGCTGCCGTGGGCGTCCTGGCTTTCGGTGCCAGCATCTGCGCCACACCGCCCAGGATCATACTGGCCCCTGCCGCATACATGCCCGATACAGCCGCGGCACCCAGCCAGCCCACAGGGTTCCACCATGCCACCGCAATCAACGCCGCCCCCAGCACCACCTGAAATACACCGCCACTTTTAGCTCCCGCCAGACGCGGCACGATATGGATCACGGCACCATTTGCCAGCGGCTCATTAAGACGGGCAGATAATTCGGTTTCGCCTGCATCACGCCCGGCAATGCGCACCTGATACCAGCCCTCATTCAGTTTCTGACGAAACACCGGGAGCTGTGTGGCCAGTGCCCGGATGGCTTCAGCCCCCGTTTTCACACGAAGGTCGATACGGCGACCAAATCGTTGCAAATCCCCGTAAAGGCAGATGCGTGCCATGCCCGGTGACGCCAGAGGGAGTGTGTGCGTCGCTGCCATTTGTCGGTGTACCTCTCTCGTTTACTCAGTTGTTCAGGAATATGGTGCAGCAGCTCGCCGTCGCCACAGTAAATGGCGGCATGATTCGGCACCGATGAACCAAAACAGCACAGCAGCACATCGCCCGGCTGCGCCGCTGACAACGGCACCTGATACAGCCTTGTGGCCTCCAGATTATCCAGATAGAGATTCTGACCGTGACGCCACCAGTCATCCCCGCGATGAAAATCCGGCATCTCAATTCCCGCCAGATGATAAGCATCCCGGAACAGCGTGTAACAGTCCGTCACCCCGTGCTCAAAGCGACGCCCGGTAAGATGCGGCACACAGCGGAATTTATGAATCTCACCCCGGCAGACCAGCCACCAAGGCAAATCGCTCTGCACCTGCAGCCGCCTGTCAGCCTCACTCAGCCAGGGCAGACCACCGGGGTGGCTGTGGACCAGCGCCACAATCTCACCCTGCATCTCTGCCCGCAGCCAGTCCTCCGGCGACATACGGAAATACGCCTCCGGCTCACCGGAGATATTCACGCAGGGAAAATATCTTTCCCCCTCCGGCGTTCTCACCACGAAGCCGCACGACTCCGCTGGCGCACATCGCCGGGCGTGCGCCAGAATCGCTGATTCTGTCTGTGTCATGGGATTACTGCGAAAGTTTGTTAATGGAAAGGAAGCCGCCAAAGTTGCCGACGTTATTGCGAAACTTACAACCACTCAGGCATTTGCTGCATTTATCCTTCGTGATATCGGACGTCGGCTGGTCATATTCATCAGCGACAGCCGGACCGTGATAACCGCACTCATCACCGCGATAGGTCCAGGTGCAGGTATTAGCCAGCATGATGCGCCCCGGAAAAACAGCACCGTCCGTTTCCGTCGGCGTGGACAGTACAAAAGAGGCACTGACCGCGCTCAGTTCGCTGCACTGCTCGATGCGCCAGCGGCTGATCACCTCCTGCTCCGGATCGGCGTCACTGTTTCCGTTGACGAAGTTCACCGCATCCAGAAAACGGGCGTAAACCTTACGCCTGACCACCGTTCCGCCGACCAGACTCTGCAGGTCTTCCGCCATCCCGGTGACCATTCCGTGCAGGTTAGAAACCGTCAGTGTCGGACGGGCAGCACTGCCCTTGCCGTTCAGTTCAAATCCCGCCCCCTGAATGGGGTATGCCTGATACTGCCGCCCCTGCCAGGTAACCGGCTCACCTTTTTCGTTCTGCTCATTACAGAAAAAATAACGTTCACCACCGACCTCTGTCAGATCGATTTCCCAGAGCACCACCTGGGCTGACTGAGTGAGGCGTGTCGTCTCATGATGTGTTTCCTGTGGAATATCCTGCATCAGAGCCTCCTATGCCACGACCTGTTCAAAATCTGCCGTTATGGTTACCCACAACGCCCCCACGCTTGCCGACCATTTACGACAAACCACCCTGATCGGCTTCCAGTCATAAGGTGGCGTCCACTGAAATGCGCGGACGCCGCCGTGCCGTTCCAGAAAAGCTTTTAAAGATGGGTGTTCACATTTACGAACACGTATCGTCACGCTGTAAGTCGACAACTGGTTATTCAGTCCCGCCGCACGACGCTGTTCATAACCATCGCCCAGCTTCACTGTCACCACTTTCGGCTCTGATACCACATTCATATCCGGGCGCACTTTCCAGTGAAACGTCTCCATTACCGATATGCTCCACTTAACCGACCACCATCACGGGCCTGCTGTTGCATAAAGTCCGCTGCCGCTTTTTTCCCAAGGTCATAAACCACCTTCAGGGCAGCCGGACCTATCTGCCCGTTCGTGCCATCGTTATTGATCTCGATGTTGTACTGCGGGGCAAACATCGCCATACCTGAACCACCAATATCCGCCACAACCCCCAGCTTACCGTCAGCACCACGACGCAGTGGCAGAATGGCTTCAGGTCCAGCTTCCCCCATCACACCCGCGCCTTTTGCAAAAGCAAAAAACGTCGGACGGTTAACCACCGTGCCACTGTAGCGACTCAAATCAGCAGACTGATAAACACCGCCATCCGCATTTGGTGTCACACTGGCAGCTGCTGCACTCCCCCAGCCAAACGCCGAACCAATCCCCTTCACTGCCTGCATCATGACCATCTGCGACATGATTTTTGCCAGATCAGAAAGGAGCGAGGCGGTAAAAGATCTGAAGTTCAGTTTTCCGGTGGTACAGAACGTCGCCAGTGCATTACCTGCACTGTTAAATGCCGCTGTAAACATCTGCTCAGCGGTACCTGCTGCGTTATCCGCACTCTCTGTAAAATTCTGAAACGCCCGCATGGCACCGTTTTTCCAGTCTGCCTGCATCAGTTCCTGTTCCTGCCAGTAGCGTCTGTTTTCGTTCAGTTGCCGGTTAAGGCTGTCTGTCAGCATCTGCTCAGCATTCCGGTATTCATCTGTGCCGTATGTTCCTTTCTGTTTACTGTCACGCTCCAGTTGCTCCATCTGCTGCTGATATTTTTGCTGCAGGCTGAACTGTGTCTGGTACCGCTGACGCTGCTTATCTCCCATTCCTGTTGTGGCGATATCCAGGTCATGTTGCTGACGCAGAGCCCGTTCCTCTTCCGCCAGCTGGCTGGCAAGCTGAATGGATTTTTTCTTCAGGTCATTCAGCGCCGTCTGCTTCTGCAGCTCCTGCTGTTTTGCATCCAGCAGCGTCAGTGCCTGAATCAGCTCATCCTTATGCGCCAGCACGCTTTTTTCATCTGCTGTCAGCTTTTTACCCGCCAGGTCACTGATACGCTGCTGCAGGGCCAGAAGCTGCTTATGCGCCTCTGTCATTTTTTCCGTGGTCAGTCCCGCGGACTGTCTGGCGGCGGCGATCTGCCCCTCCACCTGCGCCTGCTGCTGACTGTACTGCAACAGCAACCGGGTGGCTTCATCATTGCGGTTTTCAGATGTTTTTTTCTTAATGGCTTTCTCGTAACGTTCATTTTCACGTTGTATCGCCGCATCCCTGACAGCCTGATCGGCGTACTGCATGGCATTAATACGCGCAATTTCACGCTGATGTCGTGCTGCTTCCGTTTCATTCATCCGGTTCAGTGCAGCATTTTCAGCATTACGGCGTTTCTGTTGCTCCTGATAATTCCGCTCTGCCTGCTCTTTTGCATCCTGCAAATCCTTCTGGCGTTTTTTCTCCTGAAGATCGTTAAGACGCTGCTGATCGTATTCAACCTGAGAAGATGATGCCGTCCAGGGGAGTCTTTTCGCCCGCGACACTTTCTCCTGTAAAGCGGCAATCTGTTCATCCAGCGAGTCTTCACGACCAATATTCATGGCCGCATCCCAGAAACGACTCCATAAATCAGACAGATACTTCAGCGTACTGCCCAGCGCATTGAGGTTATTATCAATATCCGCAGTACGCCGACCGGTTTCCTCTGCCAGTGCAGACATGGCTATCCGTGCCGCATCACTGGACCGCCCCTGATCCCCAAGGACGCGTATCTGCTCAAGCTGAGTGGCAGTAAGAAAATGCAGCTCATTGTCCAGAGCCTTCGCGGCATTTACAGGATCATCCTTCAGCCGCTTAAACTGATTTATGGTATCGCTGACCGACTGGCCAACCGATCGCTCCATCTTTGCGGCAGCTCTCGCCACCATACCGATATCGTTTCCACGAAATGCACCACTCCCCACCACCTGAGCCAGCGCACCGGCTGCAGCATGTTGCGTGATACCATTCCCGGAAATAGCACGACTGAGCGTCCACAGCTGCCCGGCAGTGACTCCGGCATAATGCCCCGTCAGTGACAGCTGGCGGTTAAATTCTTCCCCCTCCTTCTGACCGTCATACCAGGCTTTACCCAGACCATAGACGGCCGCGGCAATACCGCCAATAACCCCGCCCAGCATCATGCCTTTCGGTGACATCAATGTGTCTATCCACCCGGCACGGTTAGCCAGCGTTATTCCGGATCCCCTCAGCGCACCTAAATTTCCGCGGGCCAGTTCACCTATCAGAACGCCTATCTCCTGACGGGCCGCTGCACTTTTCAGACCCAGCGAATGCGTGGCTTTTCCTGCCTGCTCCATTTTGCGGATATACACTTCTGCAGCACTGCTTACCCCCAGCTGGGCAGCCTTAGCACGAAGCAACTCAGAAGAAGAAAGATTCTGGCGGGTTGCCTGCTCTTTAAGCTGACGGATAAACGCCACTTTCTGTCGGGTAGCCTCTTCCTCAGCCTGTGTAAGAACACGGGTTTTCGCCGTAACCTCAGAAATCAGCGCCAGATAATCCTGCTGACCAATCCCGCCACTGTTTCTGGCCTGTCGGATCTGCTGCTGAATACGCTGTAATTCCTGCAGCCCCGCACTGGCCTGTTTCACACTGTCAATCTGACGATAAAACGCAGCAGCCGCTTTATCCTGAGCCTCCGCCAGAGCCATGGCCTGCGCCTGTTCCTCGCGCATTTTCTGGCTCAGCGCCTCCATGCGCTGGCGGGTTTTCTCCACCTCGCGGGCCATGCGTTCATGAGCCTGTGCGTTCTTCTCCACCGTCTGCGCATGGACGGATGCGGCTGTTGCAGCCGAAGAAGCCGCCTGCGTTGTCTGCCGGGCGGCCTGAGTCTGACGCTCCATAAAACGCTGCATACGGGCAGAAGACCGTTCTGCATCGCTGGCTGCACCATTCAGAAGGTTTTTGATACGGGGAATTTCATTTTTAAACTCTGCCGCATCAATCCCCAAATCAATGACCAGGTTGGCTATCTGGTCCATAACGCACACCTCCGGAAATACCTTCCCCAAGATGCATCAGTTCTTCGTCCGTTCGCTCCGGTATCCCGTTCTCTTCCGGTAAAAGGCTGAAATCAGCCACCGCAGCATCACTGCTGCCGGACACCATTCTCACGATCAATGCCTTCAGCGAGGCAAACTGCGCATCCATCCACACATCACTGAAGCTCTGCATCCGGAAATAATCGCCCCACTCCCCAAGCTCAGTGGCCGACATTTCCGACAGCATCCGCCGCCAGTCTGCCCGCCGGAACTCCCGGGCAAGCCGCATGACAAACTGCATTTCCCGCGTCAGGACTTTTCCGGCGTCAGCACCTCATGCTCCAAATCCCCGGCATTCTCAATGGCTCCCATACCGCTCAGCGACAGAACCATCTCCGCCCCCGCACCCAGGGCATCATACGACCATGTTGTAATTACGGATGCGCAAAGCGTCTCAACATCCTGAGACTGTTCCGCATTCCACAGTGAGCGGGAAACCAGCCAGGCATTGATATCCATCCCCATCCGCAGAAAAGCAATCTGTCGTTCAGCCTCCGGCAGTTCTCCCTCTTCGGCATCAAACTTTGCCGTTCGCTGCTGAACAAACGCCAGATATTCAATTCTCTGCAGCCCGGACAGCTCACTGAGCACCACGGACTGCTTTTCATAATTAAACGTGCCCTGTTTCAGAAACATCATGTTCTCCACCTGCAAAAAAGCCCCGGATAACCGGGGCAAATGATGAGTATCGTCCTGTTAACCTGCGGCGCTGACAGTCACCGTAGCCACTGCCACAAAATCGCCGTCAGAAGTCATGCCCACAATGCTGACACTGCCCTGCTTCACGCCTTTCACCGTGGCCACAAGCCCGTTCAGGGTCACCGTGGCAGTCTGTGGATCTGTCGAATGCACACTGATCGCTTTGTCACTGGCTCCGTCAGGTTTTACTGTAAAGGTCAGCGTGGTGGTTGCTCCCACATTGACACTGGCGGATGCCGGTGCCACCGTCAGCCCGGTAACGCCCACAGTTTGAGTGCCCTCCTCTGCCAGATATGGACGCCCCACACCGCTGATTTTCACGGTGCGGGTCATCACGTCTTTTGAGGCAATGGTTTTACCCAGTGAACTCAGCCAGCCACGGAAAACATCAACAGTGCCGTTGGGATATTTGATACGAAACGCGCAGACTTCACCGGAGTCGAACAACTGAACCAGTTTTTTCTGCCCGCTGTCACCCGGACGCCAGGCCAGCGTCGCCGAAGTATCACCGACGGATTTCTGCCCCTGGGTTGTCGTTTTCCAGTCTGCATCTTCATCATCGAGATAAGTGTCATCTTCTGCATCAGCGGTCATTTCGCCAGGTTGCAGATCCTTCACCATCGCAAGACGCAGCCAGTCAGTGTCCGACAGAGGATTCGCAAACGCATCGCCGTTGCCGGTATACATCCAGAACGTCGTCCCCGCACCTTTCGTCTTTGCCAGTGGATTTGGTGTGGTCATTACCACCTCCTTAATTCGTGTACGTGATCTGGTACGTGATTTCCGCCATCGCCCAGGTGGCCATCTCATTATCACGTTGATAGTTAAAACCGAGTGGGATCAGGGTGTCGATGAGTCCGGAAAGTGCCGGTACATCATTCAGAGCCGGGAAAATGGTGCTCTCCATCCACATATCCAGCTCTGAATCCGGTGCCTGTGCCCGGATGAAGACGGCAATATGCAGAACAGCCTGCCAGTCATCTTCATCCGTCATTTTTCCGGTGTACTGAGCATCACTCAGCCACACCGCCACGGCAGGCAGTTCCTGCGCATCAATAAATGCCGGAAGCCCGTCAAAAAACGTGGCGCTGTCTCCACACTGTTCCCGAAGGCGTGCCAGTACGACCTGGCGGATTTGTGTATGTCGGTTCATCGGGTCAGCCATAATCTCAGTTGTTGTTTCAGTACATACCCCAGCTGTTTCGGCATTTCCGCAGCAATGATGCGGTCGCGGGCATCTTCAAATGCCTGTGTCAGCGGTCCGGACAGCGGGATTTTCACTACCTCCACAGGAAGACGATTTTTCCTTGGCCTGCCCTGATAGTCATGCCCTGTTGCAAAACGCGCTTCAGGAAGACGCCTCAGAACATGCCAGCGGCCATTCGCCAGTTGCTGAACAAATGCCCCCCGGAAAAAGTATTTTCCCACTCTCAGTCCTTCACCAGCACGCCGCCGTGTTGTGTTCAGTTTGATGGCGGGCAGATTGCCCCGGTTAACGCGGATCCTGGCCGTCATTTTTCCTGACGGACTGGCTTTAAACACCCGGACACGCTGACGTACCAGTTTCAGGGGGATCCCTTTCACCTGGTTATCTCCCGCAACGGTATTCCCGGCAACCTGCCGGGTGGCAACCGAGACCGCTTTCTGTGCCACACGGTTTATCGCCCATGCGCTGGCCTGTGGCACCATACGGGTATCAAGGCTGTTCAGATTGCGGATGGCATTCTCAAGCCCCTTCATCCCACACCTCTTTACTCAATAAAGATCATTGGCTTACCGTTAAAGCGTTCATGCCGTGTGACCGTCCAATGTTGTCCGTCATAAACAACGCGATCCCCGCGCCGTGGGCGGTATCCCGAAGAAAACACCACCAGAGAGACCGCAGGTCCGGACAGAGCATTCAGCTCTGCCAGTGTTTCTCCCGGGATCACAGTCATATCGACATCATTAATCGAGGCTGTCTTTCCCATCTTTCTGACCGTGATCGCATCCATACGCGCTGCCAGCCGGGAAAAGGGATCAGACATTGAGTTTTACCGGCACTTCTTCTGCACTGGTTCCGGCATCTGCCCAGACAACCCCGACCAGCGGATCAGAGCCGCTGTTAGTCAGCTGAACTTTTCCGGACTTCAGATAAACCTTCTTACCCGTTTTCATGTCATCCGTTTTCAGCTTAGGCAGCATAAACACACCTTCGGTCAGGCCGTCGCCTGTTTCACCCTGTGGAATATCGGTCAGCGCCACCGCAAAAACATCACCCACCTGCACCAGGTCTCCGCTGCTGATGGCTGCACTGGCAACAATCGCCACCGTTTTTCCTTCTTCTACAAAATTCTTTGCCATAACTGTCTCCGCACAGCCCCGTTCAGGGGCTGATTTCAGGTACAAAAAAAGCCCTTACGGGCCATCAGAGTTGTTGTCTGCGACGTTTACGCCGTACATTTCACCAGACCGCGGTGATCAACTGGCGCGACACCGGCGTCAATACGCACTTTCGTTGTCACGCCATCCACACTGAAGCCCTCCATCTGATCAATATATGGCGTATCCACACCGTTGAGATAAGCCACTTCAATCGTATCGGAGCCTTTTGACGCAGCCAGGTAGAAGGTGGTCTGGCTGTTATCATCAAGACGAGGCTCTGCAATAACGGTCGCAAAATCTTTCACCGGGTTAATAATACCGGCGTTAATGTCAGCCCCCTTGACACTTGAGGAGCGAATGACCTGGTTAGCAACAGACTCCATCGCCGTCGGTACCAGTACGAACGCAGGACGAATATTCAGATGACGCTCCCCCTCTTTCTGAACGCGCATCAACTGGCGGGCTTTATCCAGCGATGCCACGTCCATTGCAGCGCTCTCCAGTACGTTTGCATGTTTCGCTTTATCGAACAGACTTACATTATCTGTGGAGATTTTCGGGTTAGACGTCAGAATGGCATAAACCAGATCGGCAATAGTGGATTTCGCCGCACGGCCCAGCTTCATCGGGACATCGGTCAGCATATTCAGATCATCATTGATAATGGCCTGACGGGTGATACTGAACAGCTCGCCATAGGTCGCCAGTGCAATAGTGGCCTGTTTATCTCCGGTGGTGACGTATTTATATTCCGCCCCTTCACGCACCTGACGCAGAGCACTGAAGCCCCCCATACCCACACGATGGGCAATTTTAAAATCAGACAACTGACCTTTCCGCGTCCACTGTTCATAGGTTTCAGGGGCATCTTCCCAGCCCTGCAGAATGGCTTTGTTCGCAACATCCAGCAGAATATTACCGAAGTCAGACGTACTGTGTGTGAACGCCGCACCGACCATCTGCATCGGGTTATAACTGGAAATCCCAATACCCCGTTCAGTCAGTGACATACGGGCATATTCACGCAGGGTCATCCCGTTGTAGACATTATCACGTTCGGTTTTTTCAAATCCGGCACGCGCCATCAGCGCCTGGCGAATCCCGTCCCCCACAAAATTACCGTTACCGGCATAAATATGAGCCGGGGTATTTTTATTGGATGGCGTGGACTCGCGCCCCATCTCGTTCAACAGCTTTTCGCGGGCCTGCTCCAGCGAACATTCAGGATCGGCAAGACACTGAGCCTGCAGCGTCTGATAACGCCCGCCAAACATGGCAAACAGATCATTAATACCGTTTACACGCGCTTTTTGCTCTGCCAGTACCTGCGCACGGATGCTGTTTTCATCCACCACGGGTGCTGCTGCCTGCACTGGCGTCCGGGAGGCTGCAGGTTCATCATCCTGTACGCGTGGAGCACTGTTGCGTGGCGGAGTAATCATGTTTCGAATGGATTCCGGCATCTTTTTAAATTCCTCTGTACGTTTTGACTGAATACATGCCATTGCCTTAACGGCTGGCGTCACCTGATCAGCAAATCCATGTGCCAGACATTCGGCACCGGACATCCAGGTCTCATCCGCCAGCATGGCAGCAATTTCATCGGTGGTTTTCCCGGTTTTCTGTGCATAAGCGGGTAACAGAACCGCCTCAACCTTATCGAGCAGGTCGGCATAGGTGCGCATGTCCTCCGCATCACCGCCCGTAAAGCCAAATGGTTTATGAATCATCATGAAGGTGTTTTCCGGCATAATGACCGGGTTTCCCACCATCGCAATGACCGACGCCATTGACGCCGCCACACCGTCGACATAAACGGTAATGGACGCACCATGTGTTTTCAGTGCATTAAAAATGGCGATGCCTTCAAAGACATCGCCACCCGGTGAATTGATATGGAGATTAATGTGGGTGATATCGCCCAGTGCATTCAGATCACTGATAAACTGCTTCGCTGTAACACCCCAGAAACCAATCTCGTCATAAATATAAATATCCGCGTCACTCTGGTGACCAGCCTGCATCCTGAACCAAGAATTATTCTTCGGACTGGTCGTCGGTGTGCTGCGGCTCCTGTCGTTTCGTTGCGGCACTGCTGCCTCCTTTATCACTGGCCGGATCGGTATCAAATACCAGATCCAGCTTGCGGTTTTCATCAATTTCGGCCTTGCGCCGACGTTTGACATCATCCGGATTACGACCACCAGCACGTACCCAGTCTGATTCTGTCGCCGCTCCACCACGAATCTGGATTTTCCAGGCCTCAGCCTCCTTAACAGGGTCAATCCACGGCATCACCGGTCCGGAATACACCGCGGTATACAGTGAAGAACGGTCAAGATCGCGGGGTAGCCTGATAACACCGGATGCCACAGCCTGTTTCAGCCAGGCACGATACATCGGGCGGGTGACGGCACCAATAAACCAGTCCTGCAGGATCAGGTAGCCATCTGTGGATTCAACCAGCTCCTGACGCTGGGCGCTGTAAGTGCCGTTATAGTTGCGTGCCGTACTGGAAAAACTCAGACGACTGCCCGCCGCCACGGCACGCAACTGACCATTACGAAAAGTTTCAAGGTTAGGATTGGGACGATCCGACTTCACCATTCCGATTTCTTCGCCGGGTTTCAGATCGTCGTAAATAATGCCTGGCTGAATGGTAAGCTCGCGTTCATTCTCCTTGCTGCCATTACCATCCGGTTCATAGCTCTGCCCGTCGCCTTTCCGGATGTACATCCCCAGAGCAGCGGCGACCCTTGCTGCAGTCAGCTCAGAATCTTCATACTCTTTCAGGGCACTGAGGCGGATCAGCACACCGGACAACAAAGACGTCCCGCGCATCTGGTGCAGACGGCGAACAAATTTAAGATGCAGCATTCGCTCTGCATCCACTTCTTTGGTTTCCATCTGCCGCCAGGATACGGGACGACTTTTATACACCAGATATTTTTCGGGACGCCCCCAGTCATCAACAAACACGCCCTGATTCAGCCTGTTGCTCTCATCACTGGTCATGGGAATAAAGTCTGGCTCGAGCGCCTCCAGCCAGAAATGAACACCGGCAGAAGGCGTCAGGTTGTTTATGCGCCCGGAAACCATCTGGGCAAACACCTCACCATCGCGCAGCCAGGTACGCAACATCAGACGTTCCAGCATCGGACGGGTAAACTGCCCGGTGACTTCCGGGCTGACAGACCATTCACTCCATCGGGTGCGTATCTCCGCTGCCAGATCACGGGCAATGGCCCCATTGCGTAATACCGGATGTGGCTCGACAATAATCCCGTTTTTCCCCACCACCCGTTCTTCCAGCTTGTCAAATACACCAATAACCAGATCGTGGTTGTTATCAAGGTAACGGGCCTGCTCACGTAACGACACGGCCCCGTACTGGCTTAACTGGTCGGCAGTTCGGTTTTCCCGCCGGGCTTTGTGTGTCCGCGTCGTTTTTACGGCCTCATAAGCCTGGATCACCGCACGGGAACGCAGCCTTGCCGCTTTCCATCCTGGTGAAAAAACGCCAATCACATCATCAAGAATTGCCATCAGAACCTCGCCAGCCGGTACCCGGGATGCCCCCGTCGTCGTGTAATCAGAGCCGCAAGGCGGCGCTCCCACTCCTGCCGTCCCTGCCGGATCTCAGATAAGTTTTCCATGGTCATCTGCTGACCATTAAAGGTGACGGATTTTCCGTCCAGCACCGCCATTTCAGCTTCCGTATAACGCTGAATCATGGCTTCGATATCATTCTGGTTCATAACCATCCTCCGGAAGTCAGCCAGGGGTTAACATCGTCAGTTACTGTTTTCTTCCGTTTTTGTTTTTTAACAGGCGTGGATACCGGTTCCGGTGAGGGTGACGGTTTGGTACTGTCCGGGACACACTCCAGCCAGGTTTCCCGGCTCGCCCATTCCGGTGCATCCGGCCAGCGGATCTTTTCGTATCCATGCAGAATGACCAGAGCCTCGGCATACACCATCAGGTCAAAAGCTTCGTTGGCACCGCGACCCGGCTTACTCCATTTCCCGTCACTGCTCCGCTCTTCATACGTCAGTTCGTCGTAAAACCAGCTCCCCAGCCAGTCAGGGAAATGCACATAGCCGGGACCTGGAGAGTCACGCCATAACGCGTTATTCACCCGGTCTTTCAGGGCATCCGTCTGAAGAAGCCAGAGCGGCACATCACCTGCGGCCTGCGCCCGTCGGCCCGTTCGTCCGGTGTTATCAGGGAATGTACGGGTGATCAGTTTTGCGCGCCGGATGCTGTCGCCCTTAAACAAGTAAATACGTTTACCAAGGCCATCACGACGGCAACGACGCCAGAATTTATAGGCATTATCAGTGACCCCGTCTTCACCGCCGGAATCCACCGCCATTGCCATCAGTCGCATTTGTTGAGAAGGATCGGAGGCCAGCGGCCAGCTTTTATGAAAAACATCCGTCAGCAGGACATCCCAGTCTTCCGGATAGCTGGCCGGATCAATTCGCTGGCTCTCCCCGTCGCTGTCACCGCGCAATGACTGCGTGATGTTGTAACGATCAATAATCCAGCGTTCGCCACGGCTGCCATAGCCCGTTACCTGAACCACAAAACGGCGATGACGTCCCGCCTGCACATCAACTGTCGCCACCAGGAAATTAACGCCATCCGGCACACTGCGGGAAGGAACTGGCTCTGCCCGCTGCTCAAGCAGTTCACTTTTTCGTTGCTCCATGCTGGCACGGGGAAGATAAGGTAATCCCCAGTCGGTATTGATAACCGTCTTGAGTGTTTCTTCACTTCCGGTTGTCTCGTATTCCTGTTCTGCAGTAAGCAGTTTGTAAACGAGTTGCGAGAGTGTCTGGTAAGCAGCTGCCGGACCCTCCATCCAGAATGACGCAATACGTGAGCGTCGGGGATCACCATAACGACTGCCATCCGCATTGATGGATTCACCATCCCGCAACCAGACCCCACGTCCGTTCAGCTCACGTTTTTGTTCAGGCATAATCCGTCCTGAACAGGAAGGACACTGAATATAAGCCGCCTCACTTGCCAGCACAGGATCGGCAATATCACGGAAACCAGCAACCACATCGCCGCAGGGCTGAAAATACTCACCACAGTGTGGGCAGGGCCAGTACCAGCGACGTCGATCGCCACGGTTATAGAGTGACAGTATCCCCGTGGTTGGTGGAGCCTCATGCGGTGAAGTCCGTCGCCATTTCACATCCTTCACATCCCTGCCGGGGGAACTCTCCACCAGCGTCATACCACTGGACATAAATGTGGTGGTACGTTTTGAGGCAAGAGAGAAGGCATCCCCCTCGCCATCAATATCTTCCGGAAAACGGTCATAATCCGTCAGCGCCACGCATTTATAATCTGATGAGGACATGATATTGACTGACGGCCAGCCGATTTTCAGGTAGTTGCCAGCAAGGAATGTTCTGTCATAAACGTTGTTGTCATTTTTGTTCGGACTCAGGCGACTGACCACTTCCGGGCTGACGCGAAACGTTCTGGCAAGTCGTTTTTTGGAGTGTTCGCGGGCTTTTTCCTCCGTCATCTGAATGATCAGCATATCCGCAGGATCGCAAATCACGTTGTAAATCACCCAGCCGTCAATCAGGCCGATAGTCTTGCCGGTTCGTGCCGGACCAACAAATATCACTGCGTCGTATTCACGCGAGGCCAGGCAGTTCATCGGCTCAATAACATACGGTGCCACCAGCGGATCCCACGGGACTGAGTTCCCTGCCCCCATGGGCACCCGCATATACTGAGCAACGGCATCAGCAACCCGCATTCGTCTCGGTGCGCGAAGGATATAACCTGAATCGGTTCGTGCTGCCTTTGCGGTTTCCTGATTCAGCATTACTCCTCCTGCTGTAATTCCTCCTCATCATCCGCACCTGCTTCGGTCACCCGCAGGGCTATCTGATCGCGCAGATCATCAATAATGGACTGAACACGGCTCACAGCGGCAGGCTGCAGACCGCAGTCACGTTCCAGAATATCCGGTAATGTCTCCAGTACCTGCACGACCGCTTTTGCCCAGATGGCAAACTCCCGTCTGACATCACTGGCCGGAATGAGTTGTGCCGTTTCCTGTTCGAACTTAAGACGCTCACGTTCAGACTGATACCAGGCTTTGCGCTCATGCGCGTCCATTTCGCCTTCTGCAACCGGCGGTGGTAATGCCAGAAATGCCGACACAATATCAACCACCCGATAAAGCTTGAGGTTGCTTTCATGCCCCCCTGCAACGGGTAGATTTTGCAGCCTTGCCGCAGCAGTCTGGCGATGTACACCTGACAGTGCCGCCAGTTGACTGATATTCAGCGTCAGATTTTTTAACTCTTGATCCATACCCGCTCCAGAATGTTTTAAACATGCATCTTGCGAACAACTTTAGGCAAACGGTGTTAGTGATGAACAAAAAACAATCAAAATCGACACCATAAAAATAAAACTAATGCAATATCAATGCATTACAGTAGTGGTGATGACGAATGAAATTTCAAAAACTAGCCTTTTTCCGCGCCGCTCCCGCCCCGTGGCAGGCCACCCCACCGGAAGGACCCGCCAAAATGAGAGTGATTATCACCATTGCTGATGAATAAATTGATGAAAATCATTGAAACGCCTTTCAGCAAGATAACGGCGACGGTCGTTGTTGAACTCCGTAACTCTGCTACTAAGGTTAAAAGCATGGCCATCTTTTGCCACCGGCAAATCTTCAATGGATTTCCCCTGCCGGTTTTTTATTCCTCACATTATCGCAGCCCCTCAGTGAAGGGCTGCTGTAATGCCTGCTGTTACTCAGTAACGACCGCGCCTTCCGGTAATTTCATACCGGCAAATACCGGACAGCCCGGGGATCGTTATCTGCAGCTGGTTAGCCAGGGAGTTAATCTCAGCGACCAACACTGGCTTCGTATAGCGCCATGCCGCCAGCCCTTGTCCACAGAAGCTCGCCATATCTTTTTTCTGATCAAACTCATGACACTTCATATTGAGCTGCGCACTTAAGCTGTTGCGATGCTGAAGTTCTCCGGTGAAGTAGTCATCCAGGACTTTATAGGCTGCATATTTAAATCCGGGGTTTAGCCATGCTGCATAATCATAAGCAACAAACTTCCCGCCATATGTTCCACCGTGTACACCGCGCTCAGTAAAAACCACAGATTCGTGTTTTTTCTCCATCTACTTAATGCGCTGGGTGCGGATATATTCCTGCGCCCCTTCCAGTTGCTTCTGCATCGTCATCAACCGTTCTCTGAGGGTGAAATAATCCCGTTCAGCGGTGTCTGCCAGTCGGGGGCTGGTTGCATTATCCATGCTGGTGGGTCCGGTGGCTTCACGCACGGCTGCGGAGCAACTGGCATTGACCCGCAGGCGCTTACGACCAGCGGCAACATCAGCGCGCAGAGTTTCATTTTCAGTTTTCGCATCGGCTAACTCCTTCGTGTATTTTGCATCGATCGCAGCAACATCACGCTGACGCTGCTGCATGTCAGCGATGGTGGCGGTCGCCTGCTTCAGCTCACTGACTTTTTTATCACGCTGTTCTTTGTAGGCGATGGCGTTATCACGGTAATGATTAACAGCCCATGACAGGCAGGCGATGATACAAATAACCAGAGCGGAGATAATCGCGGTTACTCTGCTCATACCTCAATCTCTCTGACCGTTCCGCCTGCTTCTTTGAATTTTGCAATCAGGCTGTCAACTTTATGCTCGAACTGACCATAACCAGCGCCCGGTAGTGAAGCCCAGATATTGCTGCAACGGTCGATAGCCTGACGAATATCACCGCGATCAATCATCGGTAAAGCGCCACGCTCTTTAATCTGCTGCAGAGCTACAGCGTCCTGGCTTTCTGGAGAAAAATCTTTCAGGCCAAGCTGTTTACGGTAAGCATCCCACCAGCGTGAAAGAAGCTGGTAACGTCCGGCGGCTGTTGATTTGAGTTTGGGGTTTAGCGTGACAAGTTTGCGAGGATGATCGGAGTAATCCGTGAATAACTCACCACCTACAATAACGTCGTAGCCGTGATTGCGGGTTGGCTGTCGCCCGTTATCCGTTCCTTCTGACCACGCCAACATATCGAGGAAAGCTTTACGCTGGGAATTTAGTACCTGCATAAATTACTCCTTAGAGCCACCAAACTTGTTACCGATTACTCGCATTGCAGCCCCACGAATAGCATCGACACCGATCAGCCCCACACCGCCACCAATGGCAACAGAAAGTGATTTAGGCCATCCGACATACTCAAGAGCGGATGCAAAGGTCAGCGTCAGAGCGCCACAGAGCAAAATCTCGAGCGTTTTTCGCTTCCAGCCACCACCACCGCCAAAATAGGCGATGCGCAAACCAGCCATAACGATCGACATAATCACTGCACCCAGCGGCGTGTCTCCACGCCACCAGCTCTGAAACAACTCCAGCCAGTCCGGCCAGGTATTTGGGTTATGAGGCATTTCGTCATCTCTCACCTCGCGATATTTGCGGGTGCTGTGTTGGAAATAAAAAGGCCACGCAACGTGGCCACCAGAATTATTTCCCCACCAGTTCACTTACCTCTTTCACCGTCTGATTAAACCGCTCTGACTCAAGTTCAACACCTAACGCCCGACGCCCCAGCGCCATTGCTGCTTTTATTGTGGAACCGGATCCCATAAAGAAATCAGCAACCAGATCACCAGGGCGACTACTGGCATTGATTATTTGCCGGAGCATATCCGCCGGTTTCTCGCACGGATGTTTACCCGGGTAGAACTGAACGGGTTTATGCGTCCAGACATCGGTATAAGGCACGGAGACTGATACGGAGAAATAGCGCCGGAGAGATTTAAACTCATCCAGCAATTCAGAATATTTGCGATTCAGTGAATCATAAGATGCCACCAGCTGGTGGTGTGGTTGTTCCAGTTGTTGTTCCTGAAACTTCTCTGCCGCTATACGGGAAAACAGTGCCTGTAACTTCCGATAGTCAGCCTCATTCGGCAACTGCCACTGACTGGCACCAAACCAGTGGGAAACCATATTTTTCTTACCTGTGGCTTCGGCAATTTGTTTTGCCGTTATACCCAGTTCGGCACGAGCATCCCTGAAATACGATATCAGCGGTGCCATTATGTGCTGTTTGAGTTCCCTTTCTTTTGCTGCATAGCCGTCACTTTTGCCGCGATATGGCCCCTGGTAATGTTCAGCAAACAGAACGCGCTCTGTGGCAGGAAAATATGCGCGCAGACTTTCTTTATTACACCCATTCCAACGTCCGGACGGCTTCGCCCAGATGATATGGTTAAGCACGTTGAAACGTTCACGCATCATGATCTCAATATCAGATGCCAGGCGATGCCCACAGAACAGATAAAGGCTTCCGGCAGGTTTTAACACCCGCCAGAACTGGGCCAGACAGTGGTCCAGCCACTTAAGGTAATCTTCGTCCCCTTTCCACTGATTGTCCCAACCGTTGGGTTTCACCTTGAAGTACGGCGGATCGGTAACAATCAGGTCAATGGAATCATCAGGCAGGGACTGAATAAAATGCAGGCAATCAGCGTTGATTAAATCAACACTGTTTATTTTTACAGTATTTTTCATGGATCAGTAAGCGTAACTCTGGTAGGCTCACTCTGCTTTTGCGCTAAAGCAGTGGGCCGTGGTTCGCTTGTGACCAGTAAGCATGAGCGAATGGCTGGCAGGTGCTACCAACACCCACCAGCCGCCCATTTTCACAGCAGGAAACCGCCATTACTGGCAGCGTCTGAATTTATTCCCGTACCCGCCGTTATCCTTCGCCAGCCCCGCCAGAACTAACTGAGTCAGTATTAACTGGCACCGGGCTTCGCTTACTCCGGTAGTTCTCGTCATCATGCGTGGCGTTACCCACTTGTCAGCAGGTAAGAAATGAAGGACTGCGGCGGCGGTTTCTGTCATATCTTGCTGTTTTAGCATGTCTTTTTCCCTTCTGGTTAACATGACATACCAATAACTCTTGTCTAAAAAGCCAGCAAGATAAAAAGTCAGTATTCACGACCACCAGCGTGTTTACTGTACTGCACCAAGTTTACAGGTACAAAAAACCCGCTCAGTGGCGGGTTTAAGTTGTGTGGCGAAGTAACCACTCTTAACACACTAATAGCATTTTTGTTATAACACAAGTAGCTCATTCAGTATTTTTAGAATCTTGACTTTCTTAAGCACGGCGAACTCTGAATACCAAACATAAAATCAATTATCTTCCAGGCCGGATGCTATCAACGAAAGCCTCTCAAAAAACGCTGTAGCAGCCTTGTCCAAAGTTGAATAAGTACTGTATTCTCCGTGTTCGGGACCAACCACTACCCATGGTCGTCTTTTTGGGATTCGGGATTTCTCAGAAATCACTGTTCCAGATATACCAATATCAATTGTTACACCTGTTATTATTTTCTCTTCATCTCTTTCCCTGAACTCAATTGCCATAAATGCCGTTTTTTTTCGTTTCCCGTTTTTAAAAAAATCAAATAAAGCAAAGCGATGCTCATTAAAATCAACACCCCATCGTCCTTCAGGATAAAGGGCATGAAAGTTGTCATTTACGCTCTGCATCGTCTCATAAGCTTTAACTTCTAAATCTCCATAATGCATAGATACCGCGCAGGAGTCACTGGGTAACTGTATTTTCCCAAGATTGAAAACCTTTACTGCTCCAGAACTATGGCATCTTGCCCGCAACTTATCCCCATTTATACTAATCGGAGAAATATTCCTTAATGTTCCGGGCTGGCTCCCTCCTAAGTAAACGACTGTTAAAGATTGCTTATTTTCAATTGCATCAACTAATACATGCTCTACATTTTTATCCATAATAACCTCCCAATGAACAGGTATCATCAGGAGGTTATTATAAAATATGATTATTTACTTTGATTGAATTTATTACTATATGTAACAATCAATTTCTAAAGATACCCCCAACATTGCCAGACAACCGTCAATAAACCCTTCAGCTTTCTGCAGTCTGATAACAACCTGATTAAGTGATATCCCCAGTTTTACCCCCAACGCCCGTAATGTAACCCCATACACATAATACATTTCCAGTAATTCGTATTGATACGGTTCCTTTTTCTTAAGAACTGTCATCGCAGAGCTAATGATCAGGCCATCGTCATCGCTACATTGCGGGCGGGATTTTACTTTCGAAGGAATTAATCCCTTAAAACCTGCAGCAACAGATGACCATTCCACATCCTCGTGATTATTTGCCACCCATGCCCCCCAACGTTCAAGAACCATTTGAGTATCACGCATCAACTTTCTCCACAAAATCAGGGCAGCACGCCTATTGCCAGCGCACGATCGATAAAACGAAATATCAGCTCCAGCTGGGAGCCATACTTCTCTTCAAATGCCACGGTATCCGCATGCAGCTCGTCGTGATGCTTTCTGCACAAAGGCAACACAAAAAGGTCATGCGCTTTTGTAGCCATTCCACCCTGACCGTGACCTATCAGGTGGTGGGGATCATCAGCAGGCTTTCCACAACATGCACACGGCTGTGTCTTAACCCAGCGCGTGTACTTTTCATTAACCCAGCGGCGACGTTTTGGGCGTAACATAAAAGACTCCGGCGACTCCGGATCCACTTTCAGCGCCAGCACCTTTTTCGCTTTATCCTGGATGATGCTGGTGGCAGGAACCGAAGGCACAAGGTCACTTTCCCGGGTGACAGACGGCACAACAGGCTTCGGTAATCTCAGTGCCTTACGGGCTGCACTTTCCGGTAAGGCATCCGCCAGGTCATTACGAATCAGCCACCAGCACAGTTCCGGCATTGTCACAACGTGACTGTCATCAAAACCGAGATCCCGACGCACAACAGACAACACCCAGCGGGTACAGTTATCCGTTGCCATTGATTCCAGTCGTTCCGTGAACTGATCGCGCAGCTGGTTATCGCAGTGCCAGCACAGACGGATTGCACCCGGAGCGTGTCGCATTGTGGTCATGTTCTCGCTGTGCCAGTCGGAATGAGGCCACTGGCAGCCTTTTTCACGAAGTAACCAGCTTTCAAGACATTCCACGCCACCAGCACGACGGATCACTGCCTCATTGCGGAACACGGCCCGAACGGCAGGATCATCCGCCAGCGGTTGTGATGCCGCCGGAACGGCACCACTGGCGAAAGATGAATAACGCTCCGGCTCAGGCTCCAGCAGGACACGCCCCTGCATAAACAGGGGCATCAGCTCTGAACCTGGCCTGAACAATACGATCCCCATACGCGGGGCAATTTCAGGGGTCAGTAGTGCTCTCACGGTCACCTCAATGAACGGTATCGAGCAGCTTTAACAGCTCAGGGAATCGGGATTCGAAGAAATGCGGCTGTGTCTCGCGCGGATTTGCGGGACTGGTGATGTTCTTGCCGAACATGCAACCTTTCGCTGTCAGCGACCAGAATTTTTTGATGTTGTTAATCGCAGTGCGGCTGTATCGTTCGCGCTGCTCGACGATCCCCAGTTTCACCATCTGGTGATATGCCTGATTAGCCGTCAGGCGTATACCATACTGCTTCAGCAGTGCACTCAGTGACAGTGTCGGGCGACTTGAGCCATCAGGCGCGTCAGCAGGAGCATCAATGGCATAGCGCGGTGCCAGATTCGGTAAGCCAACAGCCTCCTGGAGTTTCTGACAGGCACCAAGCACTGAAGAGTTAGACAGGTTTAATTCCCGGCGCATAAAGTCCAGCAGAATCACACCAGCCTGCATCTTGTCAGCAGCCTGTCCGGATAATTTTTCCGGTGCGCTGGTTACCATGTCGAAAGTACGGATCACCTTCAGATGGAATGACGGGCTGATCCACATTGCATAGGCATACACCAGTTCCTTGCAGACATACGTTCCCCGTTCATTTCCCCCATGAATCACACTCACCGGGTCAACACCCAAATTCTGGGTGTTGGTCAATTCATGAACAAGCTCAACAGTTTGTTGGCTGGAAAGAAACTTTCCTGGCTCCTTGGTTCTGGCATTTGCACCAGATGCTACTGCTGCGCGATGCAGATCGTTCAGGCTGTAACGCCCATAAGCATCACGACGAACTTCAATACCATCAATGACCATCAGATTATTCATACTTCGTTTCTCCTCTTAATCAGGCGGCTGCACCCGCCGTTTTCTCGTACTTACTGATAGTGATCTCGACCTTCCCTTTCGGGATAACCGGTCCCCACTCCACCAGCATTCTTTTCACCTGTCTGTCGTCTTCCCACACACCCGCGTGGGTCAGGGCGTCAAACAGCGCCTTGTTATAGTTGTCCAGATCACGGATCCGGTTATCCGGCGGAAACAACACGATCTCCACTGAAGCAGGTGCCGACGTTGGTTTCGGCAGACGACGTAACTGCTCAACTATTGCTGCGCACGCCGCGCTCTGAAATTTTCGCCCCGCCTCGCTTATCAGGCTCTTACCAGCAAATGCCCCTTTGTTGGGGTGTCGCCAGTACGTGTTCACACTGGGCGGGAAAGGAAGGATCAACTTCATACTTTCAGGCCCCTCTCATGTAACCAGTGGGCTGCACGCAACCTGGCGCTCTCCTCACCGGCAAGCAGTGCGCGGATGATACCGACCGCTTCGCTGTCGTCGTCCTTCACTGCGGTATGAAGCGTGATCCCCCGGGCCACGCCACGCTTTATCGTGATGACGCCTTTTTTCTCCAGTGCGCGAAGATGCTCCACCGCTGCATTCACTGAACGGTATCCCAGCATGGTTGCCACCTCCTGATTGGTTGGCGGAAAGCCACGCTCTTGCTGGTAAGAAATCAGCATATCCAGCACCTGCTGCTGGCATTGAGTTAACGTCGTCATGCCGCCATCTCCCTGACAAGTTTTTCTGCCTGCTGGCGAACCTGCGCCAGAAACGCCTCACCACATGCCTCAAGTTCATCGCGCCCGATGTAGCTGATTGCCGGTCCCTTCCAGGTCTTGTCGAAAACAGCAATAGCACCAGCGAAGAAAGCGCCTGTCGGCACCTGCTTCTCGTCCTTCGGGATAAACCAGGCTGGCAGTTCAAAACCAATACGCCCGCGAATAAAAGCAATATGGTCTGCATCTTCCGGCCACCACACTTCGCTGGTGGCAGCTTTGATCAGGAAAACATAGCGCCCGCCTTTATCACGCATAGCACTGGCATGTTTCATGATGTAACGCATGCCGGTGATGTATTGCCCCTCATGCTGACTGGCGCGGCTGTACGGGGGATTACCAAAGGCAGCACCTTTAAGCTCCGCAAGACGTTCTGACCAGTCATGCGCCAGCGCGTTGTCTTCCGCAGTGTAATAAGCGGCACATTTGGCGTTATCACCATCAGTGAACAGATCCAGAACAAACGGGCCAAACAGGGTGTTAATTCCCCAGAAAATGTTGTCCGGCGTGCGCCACTGATCGCCCACTTCCTTCAGTTCATGGGCTGGTTTGTTCCGCAGTTCCACCAGCGCCTGGCAATATTTATTACTCATTAAGCCCCCACGTAATTCCCTGATAGATACCACTCTTCACCTGATGCAGCGCGCTTGCTGCTTTTCCGTAAGCACCGCTCACGACGCGCCAGAAAATTGTTTCGTTCTGGCTGGGAGTGGCTTTCACGGAATGCCGCCATCCACACGGTTGCAGCACGACGGTATAAGCCCCTTGACTCCAGTTCTTCAGCCTGGCGGGTCAGGCACAAAATCACCCGGGGATCGTTAGTGCCGACATAGAAATTGCGCACAGGTCTGGTTTCACGAACTGGTTGTGGTTCCGGCTCCTGCGCTCTCTCAGTCAGGCGTGGGAAATGTCTGCGTGTATCTCCTTCACAACGGTGAGCCACACGCCCACTCTGACGTAACTTGCTTGCAGACTGCAGAACGCGCTGCCGTGAGTAACCTGCAAAAGCATCCGCAATGTCTCCGGAAGTACACCCCGGATGGGCTTCAATGAATTTCTGAACTTCATTCAAAAGACTCATGATCACCCCCTGAATCCTACCGGGATCTGGCTGTAGTCCACATTGTCGTAACTGGCTTTGAAGTACGGGTCCTCGCGTCTGGCTGCAGATACCGCAGGAACTTCCCAGGATTCTTCGAAATGACGATCCGGACCAAAGAACGTGACAGCCTGTTTCACAAATTGTGTGCCGCTGTTACCCATCGCAGATACCCAGCCCGCGTAGCGTTTCACACCTTCCAGCATGGTTTCGGGGTTTACCCCCTCATTCAAACGGGCTTTCCAGGCTTTGAAGGCTGCAGATTTTGAATTGCCACCAGCACGTTTGGGATATACCAGCCATGCCTGCTCAAACTCCGGAGAGTATTCCGGTCGGTTTGAACGAACTCGCACAGACTCATCAGCAGATGCACCAACAGCTATTGGTTCATTGACTGGTTCTTTGACTGGTTCAAAAGAGTGACTGGTTCTGGGTGAATCTCCTGCACTACCCCCTGGTGCAACTCCTGCACTACCTGGTGAATTTGCTGCACCAGATAGTGAATTATTTGCACTACCCCCTAGTGAATCTCCTGCACCATCCAGATGAAGGAGATAGATATTACTTGAGTTACCTTTTTCACCTTTCCGGGTGACTTTTTTTACCAGCCCGGACTCACAAAGGGCCGCAATATGATTCATCACAGAACGTTTGCTAATCTCGCACTGGTCAGCAATATGCTGGTAGCTGGGCCAGCACTCCCCCTGATCGCTGGCATTATCAGCCAGCTTGATCAGAACCAGTTTTCGCAATGGATTTCCCACTCGAATTTTCATCGCTTTAACCATCAGCTCCATACTCATGCAGCACCTCCGAGATGCTTCATGTTTTTTCCGGAGCGAAAGGCTATAAGCGGCATACTGACGCGGTAATTACGGCCCAGCGGTTCACAAACCACCTTCTGACATTCACGGTCAACCAGGCTAACACGTAGAACATGCCCTGCAGGCGTGGTGTACCACTGACCCGGACGAGGACAACGGAAAGTCTGATTGGTAAAACGTTTGAAAATATTCCGGATCATTTGCGCCCCCTTACCTCTGAAGAGTTCAGCGACGAATGAATAAGACGGGCAAGAAATGCCGCATCGTTAATTCGGTCATACAGACTTACAGCCAGCGGTGATTCAGCTTTTTCCAGCATGGGATAAAGCTGCTGCAACCAGACCTGATGAATTGATGAAATGTAGGAATAGAGAACGCTGGCGTTATGTGCAACGTCGCTCGGTACAGAGGGCTTTGAAAGCTGTTTCTCCATCTGGTTAAAGGCATTGATGTATGCCTCTTTGAACTGGGCAGCACGTTTACCCGTGAAACCCATAGCAAGAAACGCAAAGCCATCGCGGGTTATTTGATAGCAAGGTAGTTTGCGAGTACCGCCGTTGGGCTGGCGTACCAAAATTGATGTCTCCGCAAAATTGCGGGCACAAAACTCTGGAGAACAATCCAAAATGCGAATCTTTTTGTAACCGGCTCATTTAAACCGTCTGGTCTGTTTCCTCCGGCTCTACAAAAATAATGTCCATCATTTTTAATGGACACTATCGTATGAAACACCGGACCTGGATCACTGAAGCTTTACGTCTTCACTTTGAAGAACATTTACCCCGGGTTGTGGCCGGGCGTCGCCTGGGTGTACCAAAATCAACAGTTTGTAGTATGTTCGTGCGCTTTCGGAGAGCTGGCCTTTCGTGGCCTTTGCCCGCAGGCATGTCGGAGCAGGAACTTGATGCCTGCCTTTACGGACAATTTTCCACGGTACCAGTCGTACGTCCTGAAAGCACCGTTATATCCGAAGCCCCCGTGGTAAAAAAACGTCCCCGGCGGCCCAACTTCCCTTATGAGTTTAAAATCGCCTTAGTGGAGCAGTCACTGCAGCCCGGAGCCTGTGTGGCGCAGATCGCCCGGGAAAACGGAATCAACGATAACCTGCTCTTCAACTGGCGCCATCAATACCGGAAAGGTGGCCTGCTGCCTTCCGGAAAAAATATGCCGGCACTGCTTCCCGTGACGTTAACGCCGGAGCCGGATAATAAAATCCCGGCCCCCGCACAGGAACCAGAGCAGATAAATACACCGTCCGACAGTCTGTGTTGTGAGCTGGTTCTGCCGGCCGGAACTCTCAGGCTTAAAGGTAAACTGACGCCGGCGTTATTACAGACACTTATCCGCGAAATAAAAGGGAGCAGCCACTGATGATATCTCTCCCTGCAGGTTCGCGTATCTGGCTGGTTGCAGGTATCACCGATATGCGAAATGGCTTTAACGGCCTGGCATCAAAAGTTCAGAACGTCCTGAAGGATGACCCGTTCTCCGGACACCTGTTCATCTTCCGCGGACGCCGGGGTGACCAGATAAAAGTGTTGTGGGCTGACAGTGACGGACTGTGCCTCTTCACCAAACGCCTGGAGCGGGGCCGCTTCGTCTGGCCAGTCACCCGTGACGGCAAGGTGCACCTTACTCCGGCTCAGTTATCCATGCTTCTTGAAGGTATCAACTGGAAGCACCCGAAACGAACGGAACGCGCTGGAATCCGCATATAACCCGTTGTAAAGTGAGGATATGGACACCTCACTTGCTCATGAGAACGCCCGCCTGCGGGCACTGTTGCAGACGCAACAGGACACCATCCGCCAGATGGCTGAATACAACCGCCTGCTCTCACAGCGGGTGGCGGCTTATGCTTCCGAAATCAACCGGCTGAAGGCGCTGGTTGCGAAACTGCAACGTATGCAGTTCGGTAAAAGCTCAGAAAAACTTCGTGCAAAAACCGAACGGCAGATACAGGAAGCACAGGAGCGAATCAGCGCACTTCAGGAAGAAATGGCGGAAACGCTGGGTGAGCAATATGACCCGGTACTGCCATCCGCCCTGCGCCAGTCTTCAGCCCGTAAACCGTTACCGGCCTCACTTCCCCGTGAAACCCGGGTTATCCGGCCGGAAGAGGAATGCTGTCCTGCCTGTGGTGGTGAACTCAGTTCTCTGGGATGTGATGTGTCAGAGCAACTGGAGCTTATCAGCAGCGCCTTTAAGGTTATCGAAACACAACGTCCGAAACAGGCCTGTTGCCGGTGCGACCATATCGTGCAGGCACCAGTACCTTCAAAACCCATTGCACGCAGTTATGCCGGAGCGGGGCTTCTGGCCCATGTTGTCACCGGGAAATATGCAGACCATCTGCCGTTATACCGCCAGTCAGAAATATACCGTCGTCAGGGAGTGGAGCTGAGCCGTGCCACACTGGGGCGCTGGACAGGTGCTGTTGCTGAACTGCTGGAGCCGCTGTATGACGTCCTGCGCCAGTATGTGCTGAATGCCCGGTAAAGTCCATGCTGATGATATCCCCGTCCCGGTCCAGGAGCCGGGCAGCGGTAAAACCCGGACAGCCCGGCTGTGGGTCTACGTCCGTGATGACCGTAACGCCGGTTCACAGATGCCCCCGGCGGTCTGGTTCGCGTACAGTCCGGACCGGAAAGGTATCCATCCACAAAATCACCTGGCCGGTTACAGCGGTGTGCTTCAGGCCGATGCTTACGGTGGTTACCGGGCGTTATACGAATCCGGCAGAATAACGGAAGTCGCGTGTATGGCTCATGCCCGGAGAAAAATCCACGATGTGCATGCAAGAGCGCCCACCTACATCACCACGGAAGCCCTGCAGCGTATCGGTGAACTGTATGCCATCGAGGCAGAGGTCCGGGGCTGTTCAGCAGAACAGCGTCTGGCGGCAAGAAAAGCCAGAGCCGCGCCACTGATGCAGTCACTGTATGACTGGATACAGCAACAGATGAAAACACTGTCGCGTCACTCAGATACGGCAAAAGCGTTCGCATACCTGCTGAAACAGTGGGATGCACTGAACGTGTACTGCAGTAATGGCTGGGTGGAAATCGACAACAACATCGCAGAGAACGCCTTACGGGGAGTGGCCGTAGGCCGGAAAAACTGGATGTTCGCGGGTTCCGACAGCGGTGGTGAACATGCGGCGGTGTTGTACTCGCTGATCGGCACATGCCGTCTGAACAATGTGGAGCCAGAAAAGTGGCTGCGTTACGTCATTGAACATATCCAGGACTGGCCGGCAAACCGGGTACGCGATCTGTTGCCCTGGAAAGTTGATCTGAGCTCTCAGTAAATATCAATACGGTTCTGACGAGTCGCTTACATCTTTTTCAGAACATCGTCATGACGTTTAGAGAAGAAGTCAGCAACAGCCAAAGAAGATGTAACAGCCTGACCATCAACGATGGCAATTTCAGGTTGAGAGAGGGTTGGGAGAGTAGTCATAGTGACAGCCCCGGTAGTCAGTTTTTTAGAAAACTCACCACATGGGACGCCAATCACAGAGGTGGTGAGACGTACAGGGTTGGCGTTACCGGAGACTACCGAACCCGGCCCGACCGAAGTCGGCCCTGTACGCCCCACCATAATTTGGGCGTAGCAATGCTCATGACACGAAAAAACCGCATGAGCGCGGTTATGCTCAGTAATCAATTTCAGGACGCCAATCCCGGCACCCGCTTTATAAGGTGCCTGAACAGTGTAACGTCCCGGAATGGCAGAATCAATGTGCTGGTGGTCCTTCACACTCAACAAAATCACGCCTGAATTTCCACAAAGGACTAAAGCACTCATGCGGGTAGTCTTTGCGAAGATAGATAACGCGCTGAGTTTCTGGCTCCCAACGAATAACATGGACATAAAGCCCTCTTCCATCACGAAACCAGCGGTTAAGTTCCTGCACAACTCGCCCCCCACAGTCAGGTAAAGTTCTCTGTGGTTACTTACAGCCAGGTGATTTGGTAATCTGCATTCATGCCGTAACAACAGGTGTTCAGCGACACTGACCACCAGCTGTTGCGACAAACGGTTATTTGCCGTTAAACTGTTCATGCGTTAGTTTCTCCACAGACACAAAACGCCACGACGCCCGGAGCTGCACACTCGCGGGCGTCACTCTTTTCTAGAGCGCAAAAGATTTTGTAGACCAGTGCTGCATGCTCCTGGAGCTTCGAAATTGACAGATACAACTCATCATTAATTGCTGTCTGCTCGTGTGGCTCCACTACCCCATCTTCGATTGCCGAACGAATCTGCTTTGAGTAACTCCCGATCTGTTCGATGACTTCCAGCAGGCGCTGGTTTATATCGGCGTTCTCTACTTCCTCAATTTCAGGAAGCGATACAAACACCCCACCAGCAGACTGTGCGACAGCATCCGCAATGTAGTGAGTGCCAGCCGCGCGCTGTAAAATCATTGCCCATCCCAGCGGGAAAATCTGATCGCCATCTGCACGAAGGCGGTTGAATAAAGCGTTCTCTGTTACATCCAGCCACTCAGCAGCTTCAGCGTAACCCCCCGGCAACGCCGCGATAGTTTTTCTGACAGCTTTCACGTACCACTCAGGCTGTTTTTCTACTTTCCAGTGATGCTTACCCACGGTTAGCCTCATCGTTCTGTGGTTAAAAATTGAAGGTGTTCTGTTAATCTTTCGGATAGATATCCGGTCTTAAGTCAGATTTCGTAATTGCACCTGACGTGCATTGCTCAAGTTTTTTAGCCAACACAAAACTGGCTTTTTTATAACCATTGAAAACCAGCCGTAAGTAGCCTGATGTTGAGCCAACTTTTCCGGCCAACTCGCCCTGCTGTTCTTTGGTTAAAGAGTCCCAATACGCTTTCATACAATATGTACCTCCGATGTACATATTACATGATTGAGATGAACCTTCAAGATACTTGTACCCTATCGGTACAAAGGTTTTAATTTCGTTATGAAAACAGTCCATGACATCCGGCGGTCTAACGCCAGAAAACTGAGAGATGGTGTTGGCGGGAATTCTTCCTTTGCCACCATGATTGATCGCGAGCCAACCCAGACCAGCAGGTTTATGGGAGATGGTGCTACTAAAAATATCGGTGACAGCATGGCACGGCACATCGAAAAATGTTTCGACCTGCCTGTCGGATGGCTTGATCAAGAACACCAGACAACAAACATCACAAAAAAACCTGATGTTTCAATTACTAACAAACAAATAACGTTAGTCCCTGTCATATCATGGGTACAGGCCGGAGCATGGAAAGAAGTTGGCTATTCTGAGGTTGATTTGAGCACAGCAGAAACTTATCCCTGCCCTGTACCCTGTGGCGAAATGACTTATATCTTGCGGGTGATTGGTGATTCAATGATTGATGAGTACCGCCCGGGAGACATGATTTTTGTTGATCCTGAAGTCCCTGCCTGCCACGGTGACGACGTTATTGCATTGATGCACGATACAGGCGAAACCACCTTCAAGCGGTTGATAGAAGATGGAACACAGCGTTATCTCAAAGCATTAAACCCAAACTGGCCTGAGCCTTACATTAAGATTAACGGTAATTGCTCTATAATTGGTACAGTAATTTTCTCAGGAAAACCAAGAAGATACAAAATAAAGGCCTAATCAATATTTATAACCTGCTTCGGCAGGTTTTTTTATACTTGACAATGTACCCTTGAGATACATAATGTATCTAAAAGAAACATGCCACAGGCAAGATTAAACAAAATTTGCTTGTAACACGGCGTATGGCACATGCGTCGTTAGCGGTCTGGGGACGTTAAAGGGGACAATCCACTCCTTGCTCGGGCAAACAAACCAGGTAGCCGGAATGTGCAAGTCAATGAGGATGCTGATAAGACGCCTAACCAGCGTGGCGATTCGGTTTGACGCCTGGGAAGAGACCAGGGTGCAACGATGAGGGCATTTATGGAGCCGCGACAAAGTGTGGTGCCGTAACTGGCTAAGTGCTCTCAGCGTTGTGGTAATCCGCGAAATGGCGCGGCGGTAAGTATGGCGGGGTTACTCTTTCCCCGTTGAGGACACCGGATTGTCAGGTTGACCATACGCCTGAGTGACAACCCCACCACAACAGCCACTGCTTTGGCGGTACCAGTTTGTGCACTTGCTTCCGGCTGGTACCGCTCTTTTTACAAAACAGAGAAGAGCATCACCGGACGACGGGCTCATAACCCAATCCATCCGGGCGGCTGCCACCGCAGGTGTTCTTCTCTGTTTTGTGGAGAAACCAACCGACCTTGCAGGGTCGATATGATGAGGAGCAGCAAAATGGCTAGCGAACGCAGTACTGATGTGCAGGCATTTATCGGGGAGTTGGACGGCGGCGTATTTGAAACCAAAATCGGCGCAGTTCTCAGTGAAGTCGCTTCAGGTGTGATGAACACGAAAACCAAAGGTAAGGTCTCACTCAACCTGGAAATCGAACCATTTGATGAGAACCGTGTGAAAATCAAACACAAACTCTCATATGTTCGCCCGACTAACCGCGGGAAAATTTCTGAAGAAGACACCACCGAAACGCCGATGTATGTCAATCGCGGTGGTCGCCTGACTATTCTGCAGGAAGACCAGGGACAATTACTGACTCTTGCCGGTGAACCTGACGGAAAACTCCGCGCAGCAGGTCATTAATATCGTTCTTAATTAACTGATTATTTATCTCATCACTGAATATCTTTATATAGTGAGGACTTATTATGTCTCAGAACTTAGACGCAACCGCAATTAATCAAATCCATGCTCTTATTTCTGCTCAGGGTGTTAATGAAATTATCAGTAAGATTGGTGCCGATGCTGTGGCATTGCCTGAGAATTTCCGCATTCATGATCTGGAAAAATTTAATTTAAATCGCTTCCGTTTCCGTGGTGCGCTTTCCACTGCCAGCATCGATGACTTTACCCGTTATTCTAAAGATCTTGCAGATGAAGGCACCCGCTGCTTTATCGACGCCGATAATATGCGTGCCGTCAGTGTACTTAACCTGGGTACTATCGATGAACCAGGTCACGCAGATAACACCGCCACTCTCAAACTGAAAAAGACAGCACCGTTCTCTGCCCTGTTGTCTGTTAACGGCGAGCGTAACTCCCAGAAGTCACTGGCAGAATGGATTGAAGACTGGGCCGACTACCTTGTGGGCTTTGATGCTAATGGTGACGCCATTCAGGCAACCAAAGCGGCTGCGGCGATCCGTAAAATCACAATTGAAGCGAACCAGACAGCTGATTTTGAAGATAATGACTTCAGCGGCAAACGCTCCCTGATGGAGTCAGTCGAAGCGAAGACCAAAGACATTATGCCAGTGGCATTTGAATTTAAATGCGTTCCGTTTGAAGGCCTGAAAGAACGTCCGTTTAAATTACGCCTCAGCATTATCACTGGCGATCGTCCTGTACTGGTTCTGCGCATTATTCAGCTGGAAGCGGTGCAGGAAGAAATGGCTAACGAATTTCGTGATCTGCTTGTTGAGAAATTCAAAGACAGCAAAGTCGAAACCTTTATTGGTACTTTCACCGCCTGATTTCATTACTGCAAATGCCCCTGCGGGGGCATTTATGGAAACGTAATTAACTCAATAATCACCGGATGGTGAGAGCTTCCTTTTACCAGAATTCAGCGCGGTGCAGCGCATATACGTGGAGAACAAAATGTCATTTATTAAAACTTTTTCCGGGAAGCATTTTTATTATGACAAGATAAATAAAGACGACATCGTGCTTAACGATATCGCAGTTTCCCTCTCAAATATCTGTCGCTTTGCAGGGCATCTTTCACACTTCTACAGCGTCGCCCAACATGCGGTGCTTTGCAGCCAGCTGGTACCGCAGGAGTTTGCTTTCGAAGCGTTAATGCATGATGCAACAGAAGCATATTGCCAGGACATCCCCGCGCCACTGAAACGACTTCTTCCTGACTATAAACGGATGGAAGAAAAAATAGACGCCGTAATCCGTGAGAAATACGGGTTACCTCCTGTTATGAGCACGCCAGTGAAATATGCCGATCTCATTATGCTGGCAACCGAACGCCGCGATCTCGGGCTTGATGATGGCTCTTTCTGGCCTGTACTGGAAGGCATCCCGGCAACAGAGATGTTCAAAGTTATTCCACTGTCACCAGGCCATGCCTACGGGATGTTTATGGAACGTTTTAACGAGTTATCGGAATTACGCAAATGTGCATAACTCATGTAGTTAGTTTTTCTGGCGGGAGAACATCTGCATATCTTGTTCACCTGATGGAAGAACAAAGAAAGACTGGAAATAACGTCTGCTACATCTTTATGGATACCGGTTGCGAACATCCGCTGACATACCGCTTTATTCGGGAGGTTGTGAAGTTCTGGGGCATACCGCTAACTGTGTTGCAGGTCGATATAAATCCAGAGCTTGGGCAGCCAAATGGTTATACGGAATGGGAACCAAAGGATATTCAGACACGAATGCCGGTGCTTAAACCGTTTATGGACATGGTAAAAAAATATGGCACGCCATACATCGGCGGCGCGTTCTGCACTGACAGATTAAAACTCACCCCCTTCACAAAATACTGCGATGACCATTTCGGACGAGGGAATTACATCACATGGCTGGGTATTCGTGCAGACGAACCTCGTAGGCTGAAACCGAAATCGGGCGTCCGGTATCTTGCCGAGCTATCTGATTTTGATAAGTCGGATGTTATCCGGTGGTGGCATAAACAACCTTTTGATTTGCAAATCCCGGAGCACCTCGGGAACTGTGTTTTCTGCATCAAAAAGTCCACGCAAAAGCTGGGGCTTGCATGTAAAGACGAACCTGGTCTGATGCGAGTTTTTAATGAGCTGGTTACAGGTAAACACGTCCGGGATGGTCACCGAAAGACAAATAAAGACGTTATGTACCGTGGTCATCTGAGCCTTGACGGGATTGCCAGAATGTATGCCGACAGCGACTACAGAAATTTGTATCAGGCGATGGTGCAAGCCAGGCGATTCGATACCGGCTCGTGTTCAGAGTCATGTGAAATCTGGGGTGATCAATTGGAATTGAAATTCGAAGAGGTGGTGGCATGACAATCGTAAAAACCCATACCGGCATTGTGATCACCAAAGACGGCCCGCAGGTAAAAAAACTTCACCAGACAGAGCGGATGTGGGTCGTCGGCAAAAACGAGTTTTACCACAAAGAAACCGGACGCCGCCACTTTGCAGAAAATACGCGCCGCCGACTACTGATCGACACCATCAAGCCTATCGAGGTGAAGCATGTTTAAACAGAACGAAAAATCTATCGCTCAAATTGCTGAGTATATCCCGCGTGCGTGCCGGGGTATGCAGTTGCAGGAAGCCAAAGCACGCCTGGAGAAAAAAATTGCGCTCTATATCGATGACGGCTGTGATGCTGCCGTTCTTAACGCGGCGTTCGCGCCAGCTCTTAACAGTCATACGCGAGAGTCTTTTTTTTCGTGCATCGCTGCGCAGATCCGTAAAGGAGGCAACCAGTGAGCAAGATTGACTATCAGGCACTGCGTGAGGCGGCGGAACGTGCAATTCAAGCAATGGAACGCCTGTTAATGTTGCCAGCTGCTGATGATTTGTTAAGTGAACAGGAACTTAAAGATTACGGTGTGGATATTGATGTGCTCAACGCCTTCAAATTTCTGACCGGACCAGAAACCGTGCTGGCGCTGCTGGATGAACTAGAAGCTAAAAACAAACGCATTACAGAACTGGAAGCGAGGGAAGTTCAATTACCGACTCGCTACGACCTTCGATATGGGCACCCAATAAATGCTGATAAGCGACATGTCATGATACCTAAAGAAAATGGCAGTTGGCTTTGCCTGATTGACTTAGAACACGCACTACGCGTCGCTGGCATTCGCATCAAAGGAGAGTGATATGGCAACTTTGACAAAAAAGGAACAGGCATGGTTGAGCGAATTACAGAACGTTCTTGATCGCTGCCCGTCACCGAAAAAAATTGGTTTTTACACCATTGGCGATAAAAGCATTTACCTGTATGACCTACGCCGCATGGATGAAATCATGGAGGCTCTTGATGATCGTTCGTCAATGGATTGGTGTGTTGCTGTCCATGATATGAATGCCGGATTTAAAGAAAAGATTTTGTTCCCCTCGTCAGTTGAAAGCACTGCGGGTTAAGGAGTAACACATGACCACTATTACCAAAGAACGTATTGAATTGTTCATTAAAAATCCGCTTGGAAACGGACTTACCCGTGGCGAACAAATGGAACTGGCACGAATTGCACTGGCATCACTGGCAGCAGTATCGGATGAACGAGCAGCCTATGAATTATTTATGGAGAAGCGTTTCGGGGAATCTGTAGATCGCCGCAGGGCGAAAAATGGCGATAGAGAATACATGGCATGGGATATGGCGCTTGGCTGGATTATCTGGTGTCACCGCGCCGCCATGCTTCAGGCTGGAAACTTTCGGGAAAATAAGGATTCGTCAACCAATAATTTTCGGGAAACCTCGGAAACGTCAACCAACTCTCCGGTAACTCCGGATAGTTGGATAAGCTGTAGTGAGCGAATGCCTGAGAAGAATCAGAACGTGCTCATTTCGGTGAATTTCGATAGCTCTCTGGTTGAACCGCTAATATGCTCCGCACGCTATACCGGAAGCACTTTTCGGCGCGGAGATGCAACGATTAAGTCGGGTAATGGTATTGAGCAAGCAACTCACTGGATGCCGCTACCGGAACCGCCGCAGGAGGTGAAGTGATGAACAACTTAATGATCGACCTTGAGACGATGGGGAAAAATAAGGATGCGCCGATCGTTTCTATTGGCGCGGTGTTCTTCACTCCAGAAACCGGAGACATCGGACAAGAATTCTATGCGGTTGTCAGCCTGGACAGTGCTATGAAGCAAGGAGCTACACCTGACGGCGATACCATCCTGTGGTGGTTGAAACAAAGCCCTGAAGCGCGAGCTGCAATCTGTATTGATGATACTTTGTCGATCAGCGATGCTCTCTCAGAACTAAACCATTTCATTAACCGGCACGCAGACAATACGAAATATTTAAAAGTCTGGGGTAACGGGGCCACCTTCGACAACGTAATTTTACGTGGAGCTTATGAGCGAGCAGGACAAATCTGCCCGTGGGCGTACTGGAATGACCACGATGTACGCACGATCGTTACGCTTGGGCGTTCCATCGGATTCGACCCCAAAATGGACATGCCTTTCGATGGCGAACGGCACAACGCCCTGGCTGATGCCCGTCATCAGGCAAAATATGTTTCCGCTATCTGGCAGAAATTAATTCCTGCCACCAGCACAGAATTATGATTTTCCCGGGTGCAGCCGGTTTTGATGGAGAAAATTATGAACACCTTGTTTTTACTGATGGCTGAATTCAATACCCCAAACATTGAGCTGTCAGCTGTATGCCAAAAGTATTTCGGTATGAGCCCTAACACAGCAGAAGCGAAAGCAAATGCATGCCAGTTGCCGATCCCGACTTATCGTGTTGGTACATCACAGAAAGCAAAGCGCTGCATCAACATTCAGGATCTTGCTGAATATATAGATAAACGGCGTGAAGAAGGCAGAATTGAATGGGAGAGGGTAAGAACAAATAGGAAAATAAATAACTAATCTCACAAAAAACCCGCTTCGGCGGGTTAGTTTTCATCTTTATAATTCTGGGCAATTCGCGCCAGATAGCTCATCACATCATGTTTTCTTGCTTTTTCATGTGCATCGGGATACATAATAGCAATGAGTGAATATTTATTCTCATAAAGCTCACCTTGGACATACACAAGACAAGCATCATTATCAGGATCACCTTTCTTGCAGACCCTATCCGGTTGTGGAAGTTTCTCGGGAAACTTGTTTGGCGGTAGACAAAGATGGATATGCATCAACCCAGCCCGAAAAGCACCATAAGGCTGAGTATACGCAACGTCCCTACCGAAATAATGCGGAAGCTCACCGGTTGCTTTGTATCTCTTGAAATCATCAATGATAGAAGACTCTAGCTCCGGGAATTTGAGAAAAACTTCATCAAAAAATTCAGCTCTAGTTTCTGGATTAATAGAGACTTCTAGATGCATGGTCGTCCGCTATCGGTTAGTGAAATTGCATCGATTTTAGCTTATTTGATGTGTGACTAGCTAGTGCTGCAATTCCAGCAAGATCCGCGCGCCCGCTAAAAGTAACAGTTTCTTTAAATATGCTCTTTATGTAATTGTTAAGGCGAGTGACAGATGAGCGAGCTTTAGCAATATGACGCCAGTAAACCTTCAGTTCTGACCTGATAAATTCAGGCAGAGGCGATTCAATTGTACGCTTCACTTCTTCTTCAAAAGCACGCAGGAACATTTCGCATGCCTCTGTCGTATCTGTCCCGTTTTTGGAAACAAACTCGCGAGCATCTTGGCTATTAAGATCAATCAAACAGATATAGTAGTCATCTGCTGCAATTGTTAACTTTTGCAAGATCTCCTTACCCTCTTCCATTTTGCGTGAGAATTCCTCAACAGAAGGAGAGTACTCAAAAGGTTTAGCAATCACAGGGGCTGGCTGGATGATGAACTCCTGCGCCATAGCAGCAGGACAAGCCAGAGGCCCGCACAATGCAGCAAAAGTAATGGCGTTAAACGGATTCAT